TTAGTAAATAATTCCTGCCCATTTTATATAGGTTACTAACTCACGATGTAGATGTTAATATATGGTTATCAATTTCCTTGCACTTTTTTACTGAACTAATCTTGACAACTCCAGAGTGACTTTTTAGGCAATTTGTGACCAGTTAGGACTTATCTCTTTTGGATGGTCCTTTTTGTTCTTTATACCATTCTAAAAATTCACCATGTAAGTGTTCCTCAGCTTCTTTTCTAAGCTTTATGGCGACATTAATATCCTTTGATGAACCAAGGTAATACTTCTTCTTTTTAAATTCAATTTTTGCTTTCCAGGTCTTTGTTGATTTATCATAGGTAACCCCTACAACACCACTTGTATTGTTGTTCCTAGGTTCTTGAGCCAGTTGATAAATATCCGTTCCATCCACATACTGCTCTTGTCTAACATCAAGAGCCTTTTTAATGGCTTTTTTTCTGGATTTATCAAGCAAACAACCGCAACTATTGGTTTTGCCACTTGTCAAATTACCTGCTGATACTTCAACAGTATTACCACAATCACATTTGCATAACCATACCTTGGAATTGTTCTTTTTCTTTCCGACACGTTTTACAGCCACCAACTTGCCAAACCGCTGTCCAGTCAAATCTTTAATACGAGACTCTGAACGCAAACAGCCACAGCTTTGTACGGCTCCACTGGTAAAGGCATTGGCTTTAACTTCAACAGTGTTGCCACAGTCACATTGACAAAGCCATACAGCAGAATGGTTTTTAATCTTGTCTGTATATTTGACAGCCACTAGCTTGCCGGATCTTTGGCCAGTAATGTCTTTGATTTTACTTTTGGAAGATAGACAGCCACAGCTTTTTACTTTTCCATAACGAAAGCTTTTTATGGCAACAATCTTTTCATTTCCACAGTCGCATTGACATCTTAATTTGTCACCTTTATCTGTTTTAATCACTTCAATGGCTGTAAGTAATCCGGATTTTTCCCCAATTAATTCATGTTCCTGACTCATTGTATAAGTCCCCTTTTTTACTATTTGCTTCTATGTGCTGACATTTTTCGTACTATGCCACATTTAAAATGAATTTCAATTTGTCGGTTATTGAAAATAACGCCCTTTTCTACTACCGTAGAAAAGATATCTTTCACATCGTCTGTCTCTGGATTTAACTGATCCAGTGTATCCAATAATATATCCAGTTGTTTATCTTTAGTCTCAATCCCATATTTTTTGGCTTTTAAGGCTTCATATTCCTTATAAAGCTGTTCTCTTTCTGATGTCAATTGCTCAAGGCTTTCTTCATAAGCAGCATCATTGCCGATTGCTGTTAAATCAGCAATTTCATGAATCCTGGATTCAATATTTTCTAATATCTTTGTCAGTTCATTTAATCTTTTCTGTTCACTGTCTGTAAAAGAAGTATGCTCCAACTTCTCATTCACTTCGGTAATAATACTTTCTTTATTTGCTTTTAAGTCAACAAGTACATTTAAAAATGATTTTTCAAATTCTTCTTCCCATACATACTGGCAATTGCAATCTTTAAATGATGAGTCCTTGCCTGCAGCCACTCTGCACTGCCAAGCTGCGAAGTGATACTTTTGTCCATTTCTGGAAGAAGTGAGCTTTCTTCTTATGGCCGGTCTACCACATTCGCCACAAGTCAAGTGATTGGAATAAGGTGAGACATTGCTGTGAGTCGATACATACTTGTCTTTATTATTGCCACGCTTCATACTTCTTCGTTCCAGTTCTCTCTGGGCTTTGAAAAACGTATCTTCTGAAATAATGGCAGGATGATTGTTTTTTATTAAATACTGAGGTTCATTTTCTCGATTAATGACTCTTTTATGTGTATATAGATCAACAGTAATGGTTTTCTGGGTTCTTACTGCTCCATAATATTTTTCCTGCTTGATGATTTTATAGACCGCATTACTGGTCCAATTGGTGTTTCCTCTTGCTGTCTTAATCTTTTCTTTTGATAGTTCCTTTGCTATGGTAGGCGTTCCTTTACCAGATAAGAAGTCATTAAAAATTCGTTTAACGATTTCTGCTTCTTCCTCATTAATTACCATGTTACCATATTCATCAGTCTCATAGCCTAAAAAGTATGTTGTTGGCGCATGAGCTTTCCCCTTTTGAAAGAGCTTTTTGACACGTCTTTTTGTTTTCACCGAATACAATACAGCTTCATTCTGAGTAATCCTATTGAAGAAACGGATAAAATCCCTGCCATCTTCATCTAATATATTGATCTGTTCATGATAAAACAGAACTCCAATTCCTTTTTCAAGTAACGCATTGATATATTCTAAAGTTGCATCCCTTGACTCTCCAAAAAGACTGATGGAATAAGTGGCGATATAATCAATTTTACCTTTTAAAGCACGGTTTATCATCTGCTGAAAGGCTTTTAATTCACCGGATTGATTGTCTATATGCAATTCATCCGTATAGGTTTCAACTTTCTCCCAATCAGATGATTCTCTTACCCTTTTTAGAAATTCATCTAGCTTATCACCATAGATATACTGCTGTTCACTTTCATTTCTGAACTTTTTCACATATATTGCCAATCGCTTTTTATCTGCCATACTTACTCACCTGCTTCCAATTCAATGGTAGAAGTTTCTCCATTGAGCCAATAAATCTCAAAAGAATAAGGCGTAAAGGCTCCAATTTTAACTACCCAAGCTCTTAAGAATTCCCAGTCTTCCATTGCTGCCTTGAGTCCACTAATGGAAGGATCACTCTCAACAAGATCTTCCATTGTTTTTATTGCTTCAACACGGTATTGATAGTCTTCCTCTAGTAATTTCAACAGCTCCGTTCTTTTTTGGAATAACTCTTCCAGTTCTGCTCTATCATCTTTAATTAATTGTAGCGTTTTATTATCTCCCTGGAGTATAAGTTTATTTTCTTTGGCTATCAATTCTTCTATTTTATCAGAAACAGGGTTGATTTTCCGATCCTTAAAAGTTTCCACATTTCTTAACTCATCCACAAGTTTTGAGAAGTCTTTTATTTCTGTCTCAAACTGCTCAAAAAAAGCATTGATCACCGCTTTTTTTATTACTTCTTCTTTAATGCTTGTCATAGGACATAGGGATTTACTCTTAATATGATTTCCACATCTCCAGAACACTTTGTCACGATTCTTAAAACGCTGAAAATTTCCACTACACATATTGCATTGAATACGTTGAGATAATGGATACGTCTTTCGCTTTCCTCTTTTTTCACCCTTACTACCACTTTTAAGTAACTTATTGGCTTTTTCAAAATCTTCATGAGAAATGATTGCTTCATGATGATCTTTGATCAAATATTGTTCTCTCTTTATTGATACACTGTCATCCACATTCTCATTATAATCAGTCTTTCGACATAGTGCATCCCCGGTATATCTTTCATTTCTTAGAATATCCGCCACTGCTCTAGCCGACCAATCCAATCTACCATTTGCCTTCTTATATTTCTTTGTTATAAATCGTCTGGCGATCTGGAGTAAAGACTGTCCTTCTAAATGAAGCTTAAAAGCTTCCTTTACAATTTTAGCTTCTTCCGGTACAACTACCCATACTTCATCTACAAGTTTATATCCCAGGAGCCTCATAAAAATTGGTTCGCCCTTTTCGAACTTCTTATCTAAAACCCATTTTTTATTTAGCGATTCTAACTTATCTTCAATATCCAAGGTCTTTCTTAACTTAGATAATAAAGCTTTCCCTTGACTCGTACTACTATCAATTCCTTCTTCCTTAAAGATTACACGTATACCCACAGCATTAATAGAATCAACGGTCTGCATAGCTTCATTTAATGACTCAGTAAATTTGGAGATCGAAGGAGATAATACGACATTTACTGTCCCATTTTTACATTCTCGCAATAGTTTATTCAATTCATGTGAAGGAAAACTAAGATCGCTATCCATATAAGCACCTGTATATTCCCAAGAAGATTCATTCTTTATAAGTTTTATATATTCCATAAGTAGCTTTTGCAAATACTCTTCTCTATCCGCTGAATAATAATCTTGGAGATATACAGCTACTTTTACCTTTTTCGTTGCCATACAAACTTTCCTTTCATCTATATTTGAAACTCATTGGTTCATAATAATTCAATATTAATGATCAAAATCACTCCAGTAATTGAAAGTGTGAAAGTTAATATCGTTTTCTTCACACCATTTTTTCTGTGACAACCCGCTTTCCTTTTGACTTTGAATTCTTTGAATCCATTGTTCTTGATTTGCTTTTCGATTCATTCGCTAATCACCTCACCGTTTTAGGGTGATTTTATCATAACTCATCTATTTTGAGTATGTGTGCTAGAATTGACGCTTACAAACAATCCCATTTTGCCCTCAATTTCTACAATAATCTATTCATCCGAATCCTAATGCTCAGTCTGAATTTCATCAACCCAATCTTCTTCTGTATACACCATCCCGTTCCGACCTTCCACTTTCCGATTAGGCCCTGCCTTATACAATTTACAATTAAGCGGTCCATAACAGAATGTCTCATACCTGTACTTCTTTCGTCCTCTAGGGTTCCAGTTATCAATAATTATCTCAACAGGCATTCTACAACCCCACATGCAGCTGCTACACTTCGTCTCATAAGTCCTGGCTGCCAGTCTTCGGTGTCCTCTTTCTCTGTAAACTTCCAGCTCCGATGGCACCAGTTCCCAGGGTGATGAATTACTGCCAGTGGCAGAACTTTGGTTGATGACTTTGAGTTTTGAGACTTTGTAGTATTCAGTAGGTTCAAGATCAGGGTCCGGTACGGGCACACACTCTCCGGAGATGATGTCGTTCACTTTAAATTGATGTTTGGAGAATGGGCAGCTTTGCCGATGCCGACGGAGAAGATGTTATTTTCAGAGTTATCTAGCTGGTTGCTGTGATGATGGTTGTCGATTTCCCCTTCTAACTTACATAGCCGAGGTAGGTATGGGAGGCTTCGTCAAAGGACCTAGTTAGACGAATGCGAGGTTGGATTGATATTATAGTACCTTTGAAGGTTGATTTGTCCATTTTGGTTGAGGCCTCCCTCCCTAAACTACTGTACAATTAATAATCTTCATTCCTCTATCTATTTTCAGAGTCAACTCGCCACTTTCTTTCAGTTTTCCTATTTTTTCAAGGTATCCTTCTATTTTTTCATCGTTTATACTAACTGTTTCTTCGCCAATAATTCGAAATAGATTTGAATTAAAACTCTCACCTGATCTGAAGCAATCCTCATTTTCTCCTAACAGTATTAAAATCCAAATAAGAATAATACGATTTTTGGACCCATATTCTATGAGTGATAAGGTAAAATATATTTCGCAAATTGTAATAGCGTCCAAAAACTAAAGGACATGGACGCAGCCACTTGGTAAGATAGAGTTACCATAAAAAATCTACCAAGAAAGGAGCCGC